ACATATGCTAAATCAGTATTTTTTAAATAATCTTGTTCGCCATATTTAACAATAGCAATATCATGTTGTTCACCATTTTTAAAATAATAGCCAGAGGACAAATTATATTTGTCATTGTTAAAGTCATTTGCATATTTTTTTGATATAAAAATTGTTTTTTCTTTCATTCCGTCACCTCCTCCGCAAATCCTTCTCGCCATGCCCAGTCGAAATCTTTACGAATTTCGGATTCAGTGAGGTGATTGCTGTTTTTATTGTAGTAGCAATCCTTTGATTTTCGTTTTACCAAAAAAACTTTATTACCTTGTCTTTCAAGCACAAACTTGGCATGACCTCTGCCTTCCCTGTTCGGATTTGGTATCTCCACTGTATACAGCTTCTCTTTTTCGATGGTGATATTTGGATAAGCTAGCCATGCTTGGGCAAATAAATCACCGTTATTTGCCACCCAATGGAAAACATTGTCTGGATAAGCATGTATATTAACAAAAGTTGTTGTTAAATCCTGGTCGTGTTCTTTTCTAAACTTAATCATTTCAGCGAAAAGAGCGATAAGAGAACTAGAGGCGTTTAATTATTTCGATTTTAAAGGTAATTTAATTAAACGAATTGATGTATTAGGTATCATCGACCAACTCGGCCAACCAAAAGTGGTTTACCTCGCATTTAACTTACTCTCTACATGCACTATCGCATCACCAATCCACTCTTTGACATTAAATTCTCGCTCAATATCTTGAGTTCTTGGCATAACGTTAATATCACTAAAACTCAACATGTCGTCTTTTGTATTTTGCAAAAAATAAATGTTTTTAACTTGTCTTGTTAAAGAGTCACCATGCACCACCACACCATTTATCCCTCTTATAGACATATTAAAGAGTAGAAACGGTACTGCTTTGTCCGATAACTCTTCTACGTGATACCAGTATTTACTCGGACGATAAGTAAATGGACTGTCATTTAATCGTTGTTCTTGCCATGCTTGGATAAGTATCCCACCCGTCCCGACTGCTACCTCGTAGTATTGATTACCACTTATTATTTTAGATAATAGTGTACTAACCGATTTAGGCGTAAAGTCTTGCTTTTTATTTTTGCGGTCAGCTTGTTCTTCCTCAAAATATTGCATAAACCAGTCGTAAGATACATCTGTTTCATATTTCAAAAACTGTCTAAATATATCCTCACGACTATCTTTATCAAAGAGTATGTCCGTAAGTCGTTTGGGTGCTTTATAAACTTCGTCGATGCCTAGTATGCGATGTATCTCATCGATCTTAATCATGTTACCCTCCGTTGTGCGTAAGTTCCGCAATTCGCTTTGTCTGTCTAGCTCTATCTTCGCTAGCACGTTTAAGCTGCTTTTGTGTCCTGCTTAGCTGTGTACGTAGTCCTGTGATTTGCGACTCGTAATATTGTCGTGCGTCGCGATAGCTAAAATACGACACGGTTACCATCATCCCAAATATTGCGATTGCAAGAAACAATAGTGCTTTCCAATCGTTTTTTAGGACATTCATTATTTTATTAAAGTTATCACGTAAATTTTGCAACGCTTCATCTATCGTCATTCTTCTATCGTCATTCTTCCACCTCTGCCAAAATATAAGTCAAATCTCTTCCGTAAGGAGAAAGTTGTACGACTTGATAACCAACAACTGTCACTTTTGCGTACTTGTTTTTGTCGATAAAATCGTTCAGGTGGTCTGCTGCACTTTTCCATTCGTCCTTAAATTCAATATATTTTCTCATTCTTCCACGCTTTCTTCGTAAATGTTGCCGATGATTTCAACGTCTGCGGTCATTGTATTTTCGTCCGAAAAATCTTCAAACGAGAAAAAACTGTAAGATTTTACATATATTCCAAATACTGTTTTAACTACTTTTCCAGCGAACAAATATTCTCCGTCGTCATATTCGACCACATCTCCCTCAAAAATCTCAACACCGTTTTTATCAAATAGCCCTGTGGATTGCCTGAGAATATAATCATCAAGGTTATCCTCGACAAAATGAAACGTCTCTAAGCGACCAGAGCGAAACTCATCATCTGCTAAGCTGCATCTGTATATTTTGCGTTCACTTGATTTAAAGCCATCAACACCATACATTTTTTGGGTCTTTTGGTTAAACGCTCTAAATTTCGGTATCATTCCACTTCCTCCAACTTTTCGATTAACCAATCAAGGTTCTGCCTTGCTTTTTTGAGGTCTTCAATGCCATTTTTAGCATGATATCGTAGTAAATACTTAACAGCATTGCCCCAGTAAAAACCTTCCTCGTGCTCTGGACAAGCTGAAAAGTTTTTAACCACATCGATTGCTTCCATGCCATGCCTGCCTTGATAGTGTGATGGTTTTTTAATGTTATCTGTCGTATCCTGACAAGCAGCTTCAAGCTCCTCAATTTTTTTAAACGTATCTTCCGTCAGCATCTCTCCACCTCTCTCAAAAAATTTATAATCAATTTACACTCGCTCTCATTTGGCAATATTCTGCGTTCTAAGAGCGCTTTTAATTGCCAAGTATAAATACCTATCTTGTCTGCTAAAACCTCATCAGACATCTTTATTTTGCATCTGTGAGCTATTAACAGCTCTGATATATCGTAAGGCAACAGATTATCGTAAGATCTAGGTGTATATTTAATATCGTTATGCCACTGTCTGTGTCTTTTCATAGACCCATCTCCCGAGCCTTAGCTAATGCGTTTATGCGTTTGATTTTTTTAACGAGCTTAACGTCACCGTAGTTTTTAAACATCCACTTTTCGTAAATCTTGTCATCCTCATCTGTCTTTTTTTGTTTAAGGCGGTAAGACTGCTTGATTAACATTATCATTTCCTCTGTCGTGTAGATTCGTTGGAACCACTCCAATACATCAGGTGGCGGCAATCTGTTTAGTTTTTTATAGTATTTGACAGATCTATAGACTCTGTCAGCTTCTTCTTTGTCTGCGATGGTAATGTTATCGTCTAAAAACGCTTTAATTGACGGCTCCATTTGTTTGTAAAAATCATCTACTAGTGTCATAATTCGTTTATTTTTACCTCGATTCTGGGATTTGGACTATACAGCTTTCGCGTAGTGTGCTCGACAATGATGTTGTCATCTGTCCACACAACCTCTGATTTTGATATGCTGTCATAGACTGCTTTTTCAAGATTGTCTAAATCTGGTTTTTTCGGCACATATAAGAGCTCATTTATATAATCCTGATACTTTTGTTTAGTCTTATCTCTGGCACGCTCTGACGGCTTTTTAGACACCAATTCTGGTGCTTTTAGATAAAAAGTAACATCAACTTTTAAACCGTCGTCAAAATAAGGCCCTTCGTAATTGTTTTTAACATAGTCTGTGACCTGCTTCCGCCATGCCATCATATCTCCATCCTCGTAAGCTCCACTCCATCTGCTAAAGCGTGGGCGTTTTTGCGGTTTTGGTTCAATCGGTATTATAAACTTAACCACTACTCCTCCAATTCGTCTTCGTATCCTATAAACTCTGCGTGTCTGCCATCCGGTCTCCTCTTTTTATGAGCTGGCGACGCTATAAAAACTATTGTGTCAGCTGTAACACCAAGTCTTTCTGCTAGCTCATGCTTTGTGCCAACATCTACAAAAGGGTCTCCGTCGTAAACCGCATATATCCTTTGTCTATATCTGTTAGCCATATCATTTAAAACGGCAGATCATCGTCTGAAATATCCATTGGGTTTGAATTGCCAAACGGTTGACTGTTATCGTTTTGCGAAGAGTTACCTTGACCAGATTGTTGATTACGACTTTCCAACATTTGGAAATTATCTGCAACAACTTCTGTTACATAGACACGTTGTCCTTGTTGGTTTTCGTAGTTACGTGTCTGAATACGACCTGTAATTCCGATCAAGGCACCTTTTTTAGCCCAGTTGGCTAAATTTTCAGCAGACTGTCGCCAGATAACACAGTTAATGAAATCTGCTTCTCTCTCCCCGTTTTGCTCTTTAAATCTGCGGTTTACCGCAAGTGTGAACGTAGCTACAGCTACTTGACTCGCTGTATAGCGAAGCTCTGCGTCCTTGGTCATGCGACCAACTAGTACTACGTTATTAATCATTTTTTTGCTCTGCTTTCTTTTTTAATTTATTAATCAAATTATCAGTCGATACAATCTGTTCTGTGCGTAAATCTTCCAGTGTTTTAACTTTTAAGGTATCTGTTAGCCATTTTGTTAGCTCTTCGACATTTTGATTTGTGGCTTTTGCAATATCGCTTAAATCAGATTTATAAGTCTCTACTTGGATATTGCTGATTTTCGGGGTTTGGAAACTTGCCCCTTTTGACGTTTTATTTGTTGGTTTTTGCGATTGATTTGTTTTGTTGGGTTTGCTAGCTTCATTGCCGTCATCATCTTGATCGCTTGTTATCCCAAAAATTGCTGATAGTGCGTAGCGTTTTGCGTAAGTGATAGCCGAACCAGCTCCTTGTACATCATTTTTTGTTGGTTTAACACTTAAAGGTCCGTATTCCACCCATTCGCCACTCGTGTGCATGACTAGCGTTGCGACATCGATATAACCGTTTTCTGTGTTTGTTGTTGGATCCTGCGAAAAAGATATCCCGTTATTAGCAAAGGCTTTTGTAATCGCTTCCGTCACGTTTTCTAAAGGCACGTATTTGCTTTTGAAAAAGGGGTTGTCTTTATCTTTTAGTGGTTGCTTTACCTCTAGCTGAGCTTTACAAAAGGCTTTAGCATATTCTGTTATACTTTCTGATTTCCTCATTTACTTTACCTGCAAACTTTCTGTTTCGATTAGTTCAACTCCAGATATATCAATTCCAGATTTCAAAGCTTTCGAGATCTCAGATTTCATTGGTTTGTATTCAATTTTTTCTTGCATGTAATCAAGAGGAATTTTTGTTTCGTCCAAAATCTCTACTTTTTTGCTTTTTCGCAAAGACACCTTAAACATTCCAGCGTCAACTTTTTTCTTTTGGCTCAATTCCATTGCACGCCTGATTGTCTCTTTGTATTTTTCCACTTTTGCTTCTGCTTGCTTTTGCTTTTTGTAAAAAGCTTCTTTTTCGGCTTTATACATTTCGACGTCAGCTTGAGCATTTTTTAACATTTTGACAAAATACTCAATGGTATTTTCTAAGTCTGATTGAAAATCAATGCTGTCAAGCGTATTTTGAAAGGTTTCGTCGTCTAAATCTAAACTTTCCAGATAAGCGGCGATTCCCTCAAGTTCATATAAATAAGCCATGTTATTTCCTCTTTCTGTATTTTAATCATCCAAAATGTGTTGTTTAGTGGACCACTTGCTGTCAATCTTGCGATTAACGATTAGCTCTGGCCATACATCAAATTCCGTCTCGATGTAGTCCATCAAGTCTTCGTCTGTGTAGTCTTTAAAGGTTTGATAAGTCTGTTTTAGCGTAGGTTCTTCGCTGCCTCTAAGACAGTCAATCGTAAAGATAAGCGCATCTCTAAAATTGCTGTCAAAGGTTACGAGCTCACCGTTAATTCTGATTCCAACCATTTCGCACCTCGTTAGCTATTTCTACGAATTCATCTAGATCAACACCTTCAACTGCTTTAATTCGTTTCACTTCTGAATTAACTTGACTTTTATTAGCTCTAAGCCCTTCTTGACGCTCCTCTTCTGTGGTGGCGATAAAATATCCGCCGTGCTTCTTTTTGCTAGCGACAACGGGTATACCCTTTTGGACTAAATCATAGATTGTCTGTCTGACATCTCTGTCGGATATCCCAATAGCTTTCTGGATGTCTTGATTAGACACTTTTCGCTCTGCCCCAATGGGGATAAAGCAAAACACTCGCTTTTCTAAGTCTGTTAAATGATTTAGTAATCCCATAATTCCCCCTTCAAAACGTGATTTTTGAGCACTCTCTCCATGCTCTTAATTCTTCAATTTTCTTTGTTCGAACATCTTCATCTAGCGCCATGATTTTTGCCGCATGTTCCTCAGATAGCCCGAAAAATGTTGTTAGTGTCAATTCCATCAGAACCTCTTACTTTCTGCATTATCTGGATATTTAAAAATATTGTTTTTTGCACCTTTGATTATGCGATCGACAAAAGCAGCATCGTAAATTTTCATAAGCTCAGCTCTACTAAAATTTGTATTAATGATAGTATTTGTCCGATTATCCAAAATATTAAATAAAAACGTATATGCCCAACCGCTAGCAGATTTAATGGTGTTACCTATGGTTGACTCCTTGCCTAAGTCATCAAGTATCAGATAATCACAATTGATGAGAAGCTTTGACATTCTTTCTTGCGAATATTTGCTATTTTTTTATCGTCATAATCAAATGTATCTTTGACTAATGCGGACAACAAAGGTACTGAAACAAATATCACACTCTTTGATTGATTGTAAGATTTAAACATCTCGTTAATATTTTTAGCAATACTCATAGACAAGTGGCTCTTGCCAACTCCTGGAGGTCCTTGTAAGAGGGAGTTACCTTCCATTCCTTTAACATAATCTCTGGTGATTCGTTTGGCATAGTTTAGCGCTTGTGTATCTATAGCACTATGTTCCTTGTAGTTTTTCAACGTAGCACTAGCAATTTCCTTTGATAAAACGCTCTCTTTATAAAACACGTTATAACCCTTAGCTAGCAACGACTGGTTGTTGTACGCAATGTCAACCGCATTACTTTTCGTTTGGATATACTCTGTTGTACATTGCCAACAAAATTCTGTTTCTCTATTGCCATGATTTGGCATTTTCCTAGCATAAATTGGCATCTCGTGCTTTTCGCATGTTTTTCCAGTATCTCTAATAACGCCACTAGCAAGCATGCTTTCTCTCGTCATTAAACCAAAAGCCATAGATACCTCCTAAAACCCATATTTCGGATCTGGTTTTTTAAGCTCGTCTAACTCAGCTTGCGAAAATCGTTGTCCTTGCTGCTTCTGGTAATAATCACTTTTAGCAACTTCTGGCTGATTAAGATAACTCTCAAACTTGCTAGCGTTAAATAACGTTGATGGCCTAAGATACTTGCTCCAATCAGCATCTTTACCCCATTCAGCAGTTTTTTTGTCTATTACAATTTTAAAATCATCTAGCGTGTACTTATCTTTTAACCTCGACTTAACAAGATTAGTGTTACTATCAACAAACTTATAGTTAGAATTCGTCTTTTGATTTAGATATGCTATCGGAATTCTGTAATCAAAATTCTTAGGATTACCTTTTTTGACTTGTTCGACATATTCAGATTCAAGCCAACTTGGGAAATTATATTCAGTCGTGCTTTGCTCGACATTATATTCTTTCTCTTTATCTAACTCTCTCTCTTTATCTAACTCTCTCTCTTTATCTAACTCTATCTCTATCTCTGGTGGAGATTTCTCCGCACATTTCATGGAGATTTGTTCAAGTTGTTTAGTCTTTGCATATTCAATTCTTTTTCTGTCAGCATCTGTGCTTGATTTACCAACAAAATTTTGAATATTTGTCATATATATCGCACCATTATCAAGAATTTCAATTAATTGTAGGTCTCTAAAAATTTGAATGGCCTTTTCGACAGTGCCAATCTGATGCCTTGTAATTGTGGCAAGCATTTGTGCGTTGTAAGGAATAAGATTGTTAAACATTAATAAGCCATCATTTTTTAAACTTCTTAGATATAACTTGAGCAAAATATTGCTATAGATATAGCCGTCAGGCATACTTTCTAAAATGATTGCTTCATCACTTTCAAAGAAATTTTCCTTTAATTTTAAGTAGTAATACTTTTTGTTATCTGCCATTTATCTCCCTTCTTCAAAAATAGCTTTCACATTTCTTATCTTTTAACGTCTCAATAATTCCATCTAAAGCATCTGATCGGTTTTTAAGCTCATTGTACTCTTTGACAGATATTGTGATAAAATCTTTGTTATCTTTTGTAGTATCGCTATATCCGAGTAAGTAAGCAACTGATACATCAAAATAATCTGCTAGTAATTGCGCTTGATCAAGCGCTATTTTGTGTTCATTTTCCCAGCGTTGGATCGTCCTGTAATGCACGTATATTTCTTCTGCAAGATCTTGCTGAGTCAAGCCTTTTTTTTGCGTAACTCTTTTATTCTATTCATGTTATGCGTCTCCTACTAAATTTGTTTAGCAGGTAAACCGTGCTTTTGGTTATATCTACGTGCATTAGCTTCCCAGCCGTTATTTTCAATCGTCCATTTTGATTTTTTCTGTTTTTTTTGGTTTTGTAAAAATAAAATCTAATAGTTTCATGTTATTTCTCCTCGATCTCGTCCAAAAGTCTTATTTGTTATTTAGCCAAGCTATGATTTCAGCTTTTTTCCAACGGACAGCTGGCAATTCCTTTGGAAAATTTTTGTCGCGTCTGTAGTATTTGTCAAAAGTGCTGGGGCTCATGTTAAGCCTCTCCGCTACTTTTTCTCTAGTCCATAACTCTGCATTGAGTTCGTCTAACTTCATTTGGACTAATCTGTTAACTGTTTTTTCAATAAATTCTTTTATCCAGTCGGACAAACTCATTAAGATATTGTCCATAGTTGCCTCCTTGTGGTATAATGAAGTAAATTAAGTTTGTTTTGAGTCCGATCGCCGTCGGACTTTTTTGTTATAATCATCTCGAAGGGAGGTGATTATATGGCTAAAGATTTCAACAATTTCGCCCAATCTCTAAGCAATGGTAAAACCGAAGAAATTCTGGAAGTTATTGAGTACCATTACAATAGATATGCGAAAGAAAGCGAAGGGGAATCTGTAAACCTTGCAAAGTTAATACTTAGCTCATCATACTTTGCGGCTCTCGAAATGGTTCGACATTATCACGAGTGGCTTCAGCAATCTGACGACTAAAATCAGATAATTCCTCTTTAGACATCAGTCTCAAGCTGATGTCTTTTGCTTTTCTGTTTTTCTTCCCGCTATATGGGTATCGTTTTGGTCTCATGCTCTACCCCACTTTCTCATTTAAAAATTTATTAATAAAATACTGCTGGCCTCTACCTGTCATCTTGGTAGTTTTGCTGATACGGATACTGCCATTTGGCTCCTGGTGCGTCCGTTCCTTGACTTCGAACAGCTTCATGTCCATGCTTCGTTGTGTCGGCATGTTGTAGCTCTCGCCATTTTTACGAATCAGGAAGCCATTCTCACGCAACCAAGCGAATAAGCGATTTTGACCGATGTTATAACCATTCTGACGTAAGATTTTAGCAAAATCACCAATCAAGATAGATGTCTCACTAGCCTCAACCGCATCAGCAAATAGCACCTTTGGACGGTCTGCCTCAATCTGAGCCTCTAATTTATGCACTTTCTTGTCCGCCATCAGCAACGCCCTTGCCATAATTTTCTCGGGACTGTTGAAATCTTTTTCAACCTGGATGAAGTATTTACGGACTTCTTTGCCTTTGTCAGTCTTGGATACCATTGCCAAATTTTTGGCAGCATCAAGTGAGAGAGCGTAGTCTTGGATTTCTCTGACAGCCCCATTATTTACAACCGTAGTTCCAACTACACTTGTAAAATCATATCCTTCTTCAAGAATTTTAAAGTTTTGTTTTACCCACTCACTAAAACGAGTTTTGACTTTTAATTCTTTATGTAAGTCTCTTGCACTTACTACTGGTTCTTGATTTTCGTTTAGTGTTACGTTAATTAGATGATTCATAATTTCCTTTCTACGAATTTTCGTATATCATCCTACAGATGATTCTTTACGCTCTTTAAAAAGATAGACGATATCAAATTCTGGAAAAAAAGTTTGTTGAACTTTCAATGCTTCACCAAATTTAAAATCAGAGTCACCGTTAATTTTTTCTCGAACTGTTTGAGATTTCAACCGTAAACAGTCGGCAATATCAACCAATGAAACACCTTTTTCTTTTCGAATGTGTTCAATGTTTTTCATATCATTCCTTTCCAATACGATTTTTCGTATATTATTTT